TCTAGAGTTCCACTACCAGCAACATCAGTTCTTTTTCCTGTAATTAACTTAATATTACCTTTGTGGTTCATTACTATGCCAGCACCACCTGAGTCAGGACCGTCTATCCTCAATGCAGAGGTTAGTCCATCAGGCATCAACCTTTCATATATCTCAGACTTAGTTAGAAAACCTTTGTACCATGTCTGGAACCTAGGAAATTGAGTTAACTCTTGAGTTTCGTCAGGAGTAGTCTGTTTGAATATAGTATCAGGATACGTTTTAGCAGGTTTTACTGTTGACATTATGGACAATCAATATATTTACCAGTACCAATCTTGGTAGAACCAATGGTAGATAGTGCTTCTGTATCTAGACATGCTAGTGATGGTAATAGTTTAGCACCATAACCACCGCCTCCTACGATGTCAACTGCAGGGAATTTAGCAAATGTAATTTCTCTATTTAATATACGAGCACCAATTACAAATCCAGTATCAGGATCAATAACTGCCTCAGCAATTCCTAGTTCTCCATTGACGTACATATCAGGAACACTCTTATATCCAATGCCAGGTCTCAAGATAGTAAACGAGTCGATAATACATCTCACATCATTGTCTGCTGCAAGATTTTTCTTATATCCATAACCAGGCGATTGAACTCTAATTTCTGTTAGGAATCCACCTTCATCTAATAATCCAACTGCTGTAGCTCCTGTTCCTCCACCACCAATAAAGACAATAGGAGGTTCTGCCCAACCGTCGCCAGGATCATCAATAGGAATCTCAATAATACCACCATTGTCATCAGTGATAGGTGGTTTTGTAGTAGGTGGTCTGAACTCTTCAAATACTGTTTCTGGTGTGTCACCGATTCCATCGTCGAGATCATCAATACTTTGATCATCATCTTTTGTTGTAATCAGTACATCTACCGCTGCTCCCTTTCCAGTAAGACTAAAAGTAAGTGTCTCTACATCTTCAATTTTGTTATCTTCTTCAATACCAACTGTTACTTTTGAACTATTGTCATTGATAATAAAGTTTCCACTTAGTTGGTTACCTATGATATCTCCAGCAGTAATACCACCTCCAGACAAGTTATAGTAAAGAATAGTTCCGTTAGGTAGATTTGTTGTGGTGATCGTATAGATGATAAACTCACCCTCAGGACAAGTAGTTCTATTTGCCTCTACTTTATATGTTGGAGTTACATCTTCTTCTACATCATCTTCTGGGACATCTGGTACATTTGGATCTGTTGGAAGATCGTCTGTAGGAGCATCAGGAATTGGTTCAAACGGATCTGATGGTTCTGGTTGGTAAGGGTCATATGGTTCTTTAAGATCTTTCTCAATGATAGTACATGTACCAATGTTTTTAATATATTGAGTCTTTACCTCACTATTGTCAACTGGAGAATTAGTTGTAAGTCTGACAAAGAAAGTTTCTTGAGGTTCTTTTACAGCATCAACTAACGTTTGAATAGTGAAAGTCTTCTCTGTTTCACCAGGTGCAAATCCAATAATGCTATCCAAAACTAGATAATCAGTTCCAGCAGTTGCACTTCCTTGATTCTTTATTGTTTTAGCTTGAACAGAAGATGCAATATCAACGGATCCAGTTCTGGTTACAGTAAACTCAGCACTTTCACCCTCAGTAACTGTAACATCATTAATGTTGTATACAATTTTTGGTTTCTTAGTTGTCTCTTCTGGTGGTAATGGAACTCCACCAGCAAATCCGATTGTTGTAAGTGCTAATGGTCTACCAGTGTATGCTTCATCACAGACATACTGTGTATAGTCAGCAGGAGTATCACCAAATAAGTTATCAATACTCTCTAATAGTCCATCTAAGAAATCTTTATCATCTTCTTTCTTCTTCTTCTCACCACTTGTACATATTTCCTTGTACTTGTTACAAGTTTGATCAGGTCCTGAGCAAGTAATACCTAATAATTTAAGGATATAATTAATTGCTTGTCCGATAATATTGAGTGGTGCAGCAATAGCACCTAGAATATCTTGTAGAGGTCCCAAAATACTATCAAACAGTTCATTCATCAACTGTTGAATCTTTGAGATAATTCCGTTTACTAACTCATCAATATGACAAATTGCATTACGATAGATGTTATTGATAAAACTCATTAAGAGATTTGTCAACCATTCAATCAATCTATCACCTAGATCTGCCATCTTGCAACCTAAGTCTTTCAGAATGTTGTTAAACCATTCTGTAATAGGTGTCAGTCTATTACCAGTCTCATCAGGTGCTAATACAGCTTTTACTAATGCATTGACTGCTTCTTGGATTTTAGTTGTAATCCAACCTTTGACTCTTGCAAGAAACTCTGTTACGACAGAAATTGCTTTGTTTACATATCCTCTTGCTTCACCAATAGCACTATTAACACCACCTGTTATCTTGCTGGTGTAGAATGTACCAATGTTTCCGTTACTGCGTTGAATATTGTATAGGAGTTGACCAATGATAGTGTTTAGTTGTGTCTTTAGGTCAATGTCCTTACATTTTTCTGCTGTAACTTGACACCAGTCCTCTTCTTCTATTACTGCTAGTTTTTTTGTTCCTGCATCTACTCGCTGTTCCCCATCACCTCTAGTTGTACCATCAGATAGTCCACCACCAGTCTTGGCAGTACCATCTTTACCCTCCAAACCATCTGTAGCAGGGTTTGGAGATAGATTTCCAGTTCTTACACCTGTTACAAATGCTTCACTGTCACTAGGATCAATATCATTGATAGTAGATGTTGAACCTGGCACCTGACCAATAGAACCCATGATAATGGGTCTTTGTCTATCATTATCTAAGTAGAATCCTGTTACCCAGCATCCTTTTACTAATTGTGGATGACCACCGCCAATATTACCTGGCATAAATGGCACTGTCACAGGCATCATCACGGTAGCCCAAGGCAAGTCCTTCGTATCAAGAACCTTCCTAGATTTAGGATGATCCCCTACGATTCTTACCTTATAACGGTATCCGCCTTTGTTGTTTTCTTCATCGCTGGCGGTTCCTTCTACCTGACCTACCCACCAAGAGAATCCATCATTACCGATTCTCTGAGTCGGCATCAATCGTGATAATGCCTCATCCATATTAGTCGTCGTAAATTAGACACTCAGGTTCATCAGGATGTTGATCACAGAAAAGTTCGATACAGTTAGGATCATGATGATCTCCTGCTGCAATCTCTTTCTTATGATGCTCTGCATATTCTTCTAGATCATGCAGTTCGCCTTCAATGTGACGACGCATTTGCGGGTTTGTAGTTGGATCTTGAAGAATCTCTTTATCTTTTGCTATGTGTTGTTCAATGCTTTCCATAAGTAGTACCTCCTTGATTTATTTATTACCGTGATTTGAAGGGACATCTTTCATTCCGTAAGAGTCCCTGAACAATCTTAGCGTAGTTTTGATAGTTCCGCTATCAGTTTCTAAAAAATTGTAAGATTGTGTTGTTTCCTTGACAAGATAGACTCCACTAGTCTCTTCATCGTATGGTTTTTTCTTTCTTAATTCATCTGCCAACTTACTTACAATTCTAATATCAATCTTGTCACCAGCACAAATGAGTGGATTGCCAGGAATTTGAATGATACCTTCTTGATTTTTCATTAGTTCAGTTCTTGCTGATCCTTGTGCTGCATAATACTTCTGCCAGTCAGCAAATTTAGTTGGGTCTTTGGCGTCACTATCTTCTGGATTAGCAATGCCTGGTTCATTGAACCATGATTCATGATCTAATACCATAGACATAATTCTAGTGGGATAATCAGACAATTCAATTTGATTAGCGGGAATCAATGCAACACTATCTTGTCCACCCAAATGTGCCATGTTGTCATAACTATCTTTGATTTTATAAACATACTCTTCATATTGACCAGTAGAATGATTGAAGAATACCATTAGTGAAGAGTATTTACCTTTACGTAAAGATTGCATCAGATTGATTTCTGCTGTAAATACTGCATTTGTTATCAAAAATCTTTGATCTCCAGACACTTCAGTATTTGCTATTCTTTCCTCGTAAGGACCCCATGCCTCAGTTTGCAGATCAGGTGCAGAAAATTTGCCATCTACCTCATCACATAATGCATCAATAGAAAAGAAGTTATATCCTCTACGAGTCTCCCAGAACAAGAATCCAGCACTACCTTTTACCTGTTGTGCAGTCTCTGTAGTATTTGCACTGTTAGTTCCTTTGTAATCAGTTTTTGAAGAAACAGATTTTTTAAGAAGACTTGCAATAATATCAAATGGTCTAGATCTAGCAGGATTCATTCTAATCTCAAATCTAGATGGTTCTGAAAAGAACTCTTTTGTGGATGCCAGATATTGTTTACCTAGTAACTTAGCAACAATTGCTTCAGGATTTCCAGTAAGAGGATCTTGTACTCTAGTTCCCTCATTAATTAATGCTTCCGTAGAAACTAAAACTAAAGTATATACTTGTGCTTTATTTTTTACAATTCTACCTCCAACGGAAGCAATAACAAACTCATATTTGATGGGTTTATCATCAAAAGTGGTTTTTATTTCTATTGAAATATTTTCTCCACCTTGAATTGGATAAGTTCCTATGAAATCTTTAGAGTCACTAACCAATAAAGATCCTGCCATGAATGGAGATTCAAGACTTTCATGCACCTCAAAACCACCAATCATATCTTGACCTAATGCTTTTTGATTAGCACCAGCTCTAGATATAACACACCTAATAAGTGAAGCTTGGGAAGCGTTCTGTTCTGACATTATTTGAGAGCGTCCATACTATAAGGAACAATAAATCCTTGAGCGAATGATGGGAATCCAGTACTAAACGAATC